ACCAGAATGATACCATTTATAGGACCAATAGTAAACGCAGTAAGCAGCATCGGTGGCTCTTGGATGGAGAGCAAGCTAGAAGAAACCAAGGCCAAGTCGCAGGTCAAGGTTGCCAAGGCTGTAGCCGAAGCAGAAGTACACAAAAAAGTTGCTACTGGTGAAATTGAATGGGAAAAGACTATGGCGAAGGCCAGTGGAGATAGCTGGAAAGATGAGTATCTTGTTGTAGTGCTTACTGTTCCAGCTATACTTGTGTTCGTTCCCGGTATGGAAGATATTATTCAAAGAGGATTTAATGTACTTAGCACATTACCTGAATGGTATCAGAACGCTTTGATGATTGCCATCAGTGCTTCGTTTGGTATCAAAGGATTTAATAAATTTCTAGGGAGGAAGTAATCTATTAACATTGTTAAAGTATTCTGCACTTAGAGTATTAACACGCTCTAGAAATGCACCTATGATATGTGTATTCTCGTAGTCTGCTAGTTTCTTTTCCATAATCTGAATAAAGTCGTCAGGGGGAACATGGTTGTATTCAACTTCTATGTTCCCTTTTGTATTTAGATATACCTTTAGTTCTGATAGTACTGTTTCTGCTTCCCTCATATCTCACATACTCCAGCAGTACACGCCATCTCTTGAGATGATGTTGTGTTATCATCAAACTCAAGATACGAAGCGTAGTCAATGTCTGGTAGTTCAGCCATCAACTTATCGTACTCTACAGCAGTAATCTCCTCGTAAGGTGCTTGCACATAGCTGTGTGATTCATCTTCACGGGGAAGAAAAGCAATGCCGCATACTTCATCCCAATTCTCATATACCCATGCACCTACCTCTACCCACTCATCTTCACCGACATAAATGGTAACAGACGGATTGTGATCAGTCCAGTGCTTACGATACGTCAACCAAAGATCAAGATGTTTTATCGCGCTAATGTAGTTACGTGTTACTGCTTCAGGTGAAGATTGTATGGGAAAAGAGAAGACGCAGTTCTTATTATTATATACATCTATCTCATGAGGCATCCCCTTCTCTATCATCCATGATGCTAACGGGTCTGTTATGTCTGCGCGTACTCTGCGAATGTAGTGATGCGCGTATCGTGGATGAATACCACTGCCACTGTTGACCAATTGTGACACTGTGCCTGATGGCTTTATGGTGGTGATGGCAGCTGACGGTTCGATGCCTAGCTCTTTTGCAATTTTTTCATTTGTGACCTTTGCGGTGTGCCTTATATTTTGCAAAAATTTAACATTAGGACTGTACGTCAAATGGTTGTCAAAGATGCCTGTAAGAGACACACCAAGTAGCCGTTCTTCTTCGCTGTTATCTGTCCACTTCTTAGATAAATATTTAAAGTCAGTTAGTGCAGACTGATACGTACCAATAATTGTAGCGATACGTACCTTTTCTTCAATAGTTTTGTGTGTATCTTTTGGACGTACGACTACCTCACTAAGATTACAGAACTGTTTAGGACGTAGAGATATTTCACCACAAGGATTAGTACCAAATACGTGTGAAGTATCACGATCAATTTCCTTTGCTTTGTTGATTGCAGCTACACGATTAAACAATCCTCGCTCACCGCTTTTAGACTCGTAAATTGCAGTCCACTCTCGTAGAAACGTACCCATGTCAGGTTTAGAAGAAAACGCAATAGAGTTGTTTGCATAGCTTCTGTTTACATTATCATTGAACCAGCTGCCCATCTTAGCATGGCGCATACGGTCATCACTCAGATTGGACAGACTGATCATGGCGCTTCGACGTACACCTCCAACAACCACTGCCGCTGCTACAGCGCACATTAAATCGTGGCACTCCAGACTAGTCAGCTTGCGTCCTTGTGCTTTGTAGAATGTAGATGTTACAAATCTAAACAGATTGTCGAGGGGTTCAGGACCACTAGCGCGTCCACCAAACGTCTTCAGTCTGCTTCCAGAGGGACGAATACGAGATAAGTCCCATGTAGGATGTTCACCAGCGTACAATCCTAGTACAAGTTGTCGAAGCCCTCTTGCCCATCCTTCTTTACTGTCAGCTACTGTAATAACAATTTCACTGGTACGTGTTATGTTCTCTGGCACTTCTGGCATACGATCTACGAAGTCACGTTCTACACTGTAACCTACGCCAGTACCACACATGAGTATCATCAGTGTCTCGTCAAACGCTTTTGGATCGTCAACAGTAATATAGCTACAGTTGTAAGCTGCAATGTGATTACGTTCTAGCGCGTCACCCGCCGCCATCATCGTCCTCATGGACGGCATTACCTCTTTGTCCAATATCGCTTGTTTGACATCTTCGTGTTCTGCAAGTGACGGAAACTTGCCTGTCATATAGTTCCACCAACGATTTACTGTATCTTCGTACGTTTCTCGTCGGTTCTCGCTTTCAATGTACCGTGCGTATCGGCTAATATGGATGAAGTCTTCGTAATTAGAACCCATTCGTCACCTCGACAGTGTTTGCTTTATCAAAATTAAACGTAGGTTGTGTTATATCTTCATCTGTAACACTGATAAGTTTAGCAAGATACCATTTAGCTTTATGTAAGTCTTGAATTTTATGCTCTTTATAGTTACATCTCCAAAGGTATTTAAATACGTTACCACGTAAATACTCTTCAAACCCCTCTTTCGACATACTGGCTTGTATGGCATCTATACATTCGATACCATGTTCGTTAAGCTTGTAGTGCTTTGGACTGTTTACGTTATCCTGCATTGTCATCATCTCCGCTCATATCTCTATCTAACTTGTTTAAAAGTGAGGGAAGTTTATCTTTCATGTTCTTGTAGTCTTCCAACTTAACCACTTTACCCTCAGAAGTTTTCTGTGTTTCTCTCTCAAAATCTTCCATCAACTTGCTCAGACCCTTACTAAACACCATTTCTAAATCCTCGTCAAGCACACGCAACAACCCTAATGCCATCACTTTGCAGATAGGAAACTTACCGTCGTCTGCCTCTTTAAAGTCAAATACACTAACGTTAAAATCTTCATCAGTATTTGGTTGTCTTTCTATGAGAATAACCACACCGTTAGGTTCTTTGAAAACATGTTCTTGACTATCATCATCATTGAATAATAATTTAATTTTTTTAATAGCTTCTAAAACATCATTCTCATCTATATCATCTTCAGTCATTCATCCATCCTTCAGGTAATCTCATTACATCGTACGTGAAACCATGTTTATCACACCACTGTGCGTACGTTGTTTTAGATTTTTTACTTAAACGTTTTTTACTATTCATGAATATAAATCTAATGTCAAGATCAGGATGTTGTTTCTGTATCAATAGATGTTTGGCTCTGTCCTCTGATGAGAACAGACCTTTTGTTTCTACGTAGAAATCATGATCTTCGATGAAAAAATCTGGTGTGTACGTTCTAACAGGCGGTACGTATTTTATTTTATTTGTTTCGTACGATGCTTTTATATTTCTATCATATAAGTCTCTAGCAAAGTCAGCTTCAAATCCTGATCTAAATCTTCTTGCCATCACAACTCCTCTAGTTCATTTATACGCCCTGTACCTAGATCATAATACAGTTTAGAAGCTTGTCCAGTAAGACCGCTAAATCTATTCTTAATTACTCTGGCGTACGTTGTGTGACGTTCTACAACACAATCAGCTTGTCCATTACGTTCAAGACCTAGCACAATGTCACTTAGCTGACCTATGCTGTGGCTACCTCTAAGATCACTCAAGCTAACATTAAGTGAATTAGTTTCATGCGATCCACCATTGGACGGTCTACGTAAATGGGACACCATGAACAGACAGATATCTAGTTCCTGCACAAGTGTACGCAACTTGGTTACGCAAGCGTCAATTGTCTTACGTTCGTCCATAGCATTCTCTTGTGCGCTTACAAGTATACTAATATGATCTAATACAATATACCTACAGTTCAAGGCACGTACAAGGTAACGGACACGGGCTATGATGTTCTCTATTGTGTTGGACCCGAAGTGATCAAAGAAGTAGAAACGTTCTGAACCTAGAACTTCTTGAAATGCTTTCTCATACGCCTCATCCTCATAGACCACATCGGGAAGATGTAACGGCTTGTTCATGTGTAAACTCATCAGACTTTCAGCTGTAGTGCGTACACTTTCTTCCATAAACATTAAGCCGATATTCTCGTCTGTTTTATTATAGATATGATATATAATTTCTCGTAGAAAACTACTCTTACCAATACCTGTACCAGCGCATATTGTAACTAGCTCACCTTTACGTACGCCGTACGTCATACGATTTAAACCTTCAAAGGGGTAATCTACTACTGCTTCCTTTGGACCTTCTGATAGAACGTCCCATAGTTGAGAACCAGCCACAATGCCATCAGGAGTGTGTGTATCTGCATTCCACCAATCACTGACAAACTCTGTTGATTTGTTCTCCATGAGATAAGCTGAAGCGTCCTTGTAGCGCAGCTTCATGATCTTAGCTTTAGGTGACAGAACTTCTGCTATCTTCTTTGCATTTTCTAATCCTACTTTATCATTATCGAAACAAATAACGATATTATCAAAACTCATAAGATAATCGTAGTTGTCTACAATATCTTTGTGTGAGCTAGCTGCCCCTGTCTTAACAGATACACAAGGCCACTTACTGTCAAACATCTGATGTGCAGACATGGCATCTAGTTCGCCTTCACAGATGGTTATGTACTTACCACTTTTCTTAAACAACTGTTGACCAAATAGTGTAGCGTCACTTATCTGACCTTCAACGGAGAAGACTTT